GAACCAGTGACCTGCTCGGTGTAAACGAGACGCGCTACCGCTGCGCCAATCTCCCGAGGCGTCTTGGGCAGGACTCGAACCTGCGACCGACTGTTTAGAAGACAGTTGCTCTATCCAGCTGAGCTACCAAGACATGAAAGACACTATAGCATAGTGTCGGAGGTTTGTCAACCAGTGACTCTTTGGAATCCTGTACCAGACATCCAACCACCAGGACCAGATTGAATCTGTTCTGATCCACCACCAAGTTGTGGCATGGGGTCTAGTTGAGTAGTAGTTTTACCACCACCAGTGGCAATCTGATACATTCTTTCGTGAATGTCAGAAGGAACACCAGTAGTTTCTTCTGCTAGCAGCAGTTCTTCTGCTACACAGAGATCGTGTTTTGCTTTTAGAATCTCCTGCTTCTCACTATAGTAGGCAGGTCCGAACCAGGGATCGTCTTCTAGGTAAGAGGGAGCGGGATACGTCATGTGTGAAGCGATAACGAAGTCATGTTACCAGATTATTTATGCAGCGTCAAGAGTCTTTGGTGCGTAATATGCCTGGTAGTATGCCACAATGCCATCTGTCCTCACGTTGCCTTGAGATACCCAGTCATGACAGCACTCCATGATACCTTTCTGACTATGAACAGGGGATCCATCTGGGTTGAGCTCCGATCCAAATTTCTTTAGTAGGATAGCATAGACCCTAGCACGGGCATCCATACGGTCATCACTGTAGCGCCAGTCTTCGGACATAGTTGAGTAGCAACTGGTCATAATTGTATCACAACAGACATGAACTGTCAAGCTAAATAATAGAGTGGTAAAATTTAGATCAAATGAAAAAAGCAATTGCAGCTTTTGGAATGCTTCTGATGACATCACCTGCTATGGCTGGTGGACTTGTTACTAAACACTCTTCGAGTGTTCAACTTAACGTAGACGCAGCGCGTTCTACTGCCACGAGAATCGGTTCGAGCTTCAGTATTTCAGGTTCAAATATTGATACTACGGACGGTTCGACTGCCAACACAGTTTCTGCTGGTACTATCACCTCTGGTGTATATTCTCCAGGAACTATTGCAGCAACCCAAGACACTGCTGGTGCAGCATTTAGTTTCAGTCAGTCTTATACCCAAGGCGATGCAGTTCCAACTAGTGCAGCTACTGTAGGTGATATTCCTAACTTCGGTTCGGTTACTTCTTACACAGCTGGAACTGCTGGTTCACTAGCTGGTACTGTAACCAGTGCAGGTGTACTAACCGTAACCGCTGGTGGAGCTGGCACAAGTGCCGTGGGTCAATTTGTCTCCGAGGTCACTGTAATTGATTGAGGACGTTCGTAATGACGATTTCTGGATCGACTTATTGGAGTATTGCGACGAGTGCGGTGGTAATCCTGCTTACAGGTGCCACCGCCCAAGCAGTCCCCGTTGTCCCAAACTTCACACAGGGCTCAATGACGAGCCACACAGAGACAACACAGACAATAACCGAAACGATTAATAGCATGGATTATAGTACAGGATATCAATATTCTGCTACTGGATCTGGCGTAACTGCTAGTGGAAATCTTTCCCCTGGCACTTCTAGTAATTCTGTATCAATTGAAGGAGTGAATTCAACATGGACTGGCGTGGGATCAAAACCATCTTTCACACAAACGACACCAGGAGCAGCGTTCCAGTTTACGGAAACGTATTCGGGACCAGGACTCCAAAATCATACGATTATCCAAAGAACAACAGAGGTTACAAGCGTAACAGATACAACAAGTATCTTCTCGCAGTAATCGCTACTCTAACTTGTTCACCAGTGAGTGCAGAAACGGTTGGGGGTGTGAGTGCGACAGCATCCCCAATCGCAAATAGCTCTGGCTCGGTGACTAATCAGGCTATTCAGGTATTACAAGGTCCATATATTACCAACACTTATGGTGGTGGTATTCAATGTCAAGGACCCACTAGAAATTTTACTCCCTATGTAACAGGAACTGCGTCAGCTTCCAAACCTTGGGAACCATATTATGACGACCCTGTATATGATATCAGTGATAACAATGGTGCCTTCGATGACGATGGGAACGCAATTGGGGATGGAATTATTGATAATCCTGGCCGCATTCTTTTCCACAAAAAAACCAGAACAGGACAGAAAGATAACTACAGTCTAGGTCTTGGTTTCTCTATGACATGGAGTACACCAACAGATAAAAACCTGCAGGATCTATGTAAGAAAGCAGCGACAACACAGATCGAATTGAATCAACAACTCGCTGCCAATAAGAGATTAGATTTTGAGATCGCGAGACTCAAAAATTGTGGACAGTTATTAAAGGAGGGAATTCGCTTCGCTCCTGGTACTAGGTACGCCAAAGTATGTGAGGATGTGCAAGTATCTGGTGTGAACTTCATGGTTCCACACGTACACAAGATCCCTTCTACTTCTTCGTCTTCGCCTTCACAGCGCGAAGCTTTGCAATCGCTTGATTCCGATCCCGCTGCTCTGCTTGGCGCTCCTTTACAGACAAGATCTTCATTTGTTTCCCCCTGATTGCAGCAACCTTCTTCAAGACTTTCTTCACTGTGGGTTTAATAACCTTCAGTAAGATGTCAGCAAATGGTTTAGCAATCAGTGCAGATGTAGTAGCAACAACAGCAATACCTCCAGTGGTGATAACAACACTCGCTGGGGGTATTCCATTTATGGCTTGCTCAATGATGGGTACATCTCTTACTTCTCTGATACATTGAGTGCCAACTAATTTATATCCAGTGACTTCTTTCCTACCACTATCAAAGATGTGCCCGACAGGTTCTTCTGCCGCCTGTTTCTTTGTGGGACACTCTATCTTTGGTACTTTGTTATTTGTTTCTGGTGTTTTCTTTGGTGTCGCTGCTGGTTCTGGTGTCTTCTGCTCTGGCGGACTGCCAATAGGTGGCACTGGAGTCTCACGCTCAAGCTTTAACTTGCTTCTATTATAATCCATAGGATTAAACGATGGTGTGCCTGCATCACAGTACACCTTTACACCTTTCGGATCGTCAATCTCTAATTGATTGTTGTCATCACGTTCGTGTGCCTCTACACATCCAGGCATGTCCACAACAGGGACACCAATCATATTGGTAACTGGATAGATAGGAGGAACACTAGGGATTCGTGCCTCTGGAGCAGTCCAAATGTTAATTGGACCGATGTCAAGGTCACGAATCCTAATGCTATCTGTTGTAATCTGTGGGATATCCATCAGGGTAGAGGGATAGCACCACCTGTTGCACTTGGAAGTTTCTCTACTTCAGGCATTGCTTTGTCTACAATACCAGGCAGTGCTTTAGTCACTGCATCGGTCGCTGCCTTCGAGACCTTCTCGATAGCACGTTCAGTAATCGAATCTCTATTCAAGTACACATATCCAGTGGTTCCTACTACCGTCAGGGATACTAGTCCTGATAGTAGTGCCACTACGTTAATCACCTTTTGCATCTTTCTTTTCCTCACTTTTTTTATCTTTATCTTCGTCTTTCTTTTTAGACGCTTGGACTCCGAACGTAGCTAAAGTCGTTGTGAAGACGCTGGCTATAAATGTCGGATCGATTTGTCGTTGTGGAATGCCAGGAACAGTTACATAATTAAGTGTAAGAATTGCTGCCGACCACCCAAGAATAATAACACGCACCAATGCAGACAGACCTTCGTCTGCCCATTCAAACTTTTCCTTCTTTTCTGGCGCTTCCTTTACAGGAGTTTCTGCCATGTCTGGAATAGTTGAGGCACTTTTATTTAGTCTGCAAGGTAACCATTTTCTTTTAGCCATTGCCCTGTCAGTGGTGTGGGTGGATACACTTTCCACATCTCACCAGTAGCACAGGCATCCAATGCTTTAGCAGTCATACCTTCAGTGCGACCTGCCCAGGATGCTTCTGCTTCCCAAGGCACTGCATTTTTAGGATAGGTACGTTCAGCAAGTGTACGCCAGATTGTAGGAACTGCCTCTTCTGGTTTGATGATAGCGATCATACTATTCTTGATAGTACCTGCCATGCAATCCTGTGCAGCGTGCCACCCTTCATGTCTAGTGACACTCATAAGTGTGCTTTGACGATGCATGAAAGCATCATTCAAAAAGAAGTTATTACCTACAGTATGATAGACACCTCGGTGTCCTGGTGGAAAGTATTTTGTATCTGCTAGAAAGACCCCAACTCCGACCCTATTAAAAGAGGCGATGATGTCATTAAATTCACGAGCAACAGACCCATAATCACTATCGGGATAGCGATCGATAATATCTTGAATACTCGTGACTCGTTTAACATTGTCGGTACACTCTAGTAGCATCATGCATCCCATAGAATCCATAGTGTGGTAACCTTTGGTGGGTTCCGCTGCTACGGGCACAGTCATACCATGTGCTGCTCCGAGGAGCAGACCTGACAAAATATACTTAAACATAATATACCTCAATGATTTTTATTTATCTTCGTTGTACCAGAAGTCTTCCCAGTCTTCTTCTGTAGCTTCGTAGATAGGGCAAGGTTCTTCCATAAGGAGATCAACTTTTGCTCTTACCATTCTAGCACGAAGCTTTCTTTCTTGCTCTTCAGTTAGAATACTCATTGAGGATGTCTAGCATACGGTTCAACATGTGATCAGCACCTGAACGCCAATCATCATTCTTGTGGTCATATTTTCCATCACCGATCTCTTTTTTTAATTTGAGAACGTGATGCAGTGCATCAACCTTGAGCAATCTTCCTCTTGGCATAATTAAAAACCACAATGAAATATTTATTTGTTGTTCTCGAACAGACCAATGAAATATTCAGCATCCACCACAATCAGTGGTTTCTTTCTGTTCTTCTTCATGACCACGATAGGTTCATAGTCACCAGAGTTTTCACATGCCTGTTCGTATGCGTCCCAAACATTGAGACGCTCAACGTTCTTACATTCTATCGAGTGAGGGAACTTTTGTCTAGCTGCTCGTGCCATAATGAGATCTTCACCACCAGCACCCATGCTACGAGACTCAATGTCCTCTGGATGAACATCTAACATCTCAATCAGTTTCTCTCGAACCCACTTCTGTAAGTTCCTACCCTTTGCCTTTGCACTACTAGTTTTCATAACCACGGATCTGGTATTTGTAACGCATTGCTTGGAGGAACCATGCGTCCGTCAGACACTTCGGACCCTCCATGATGATCTTCGCTTGCTTGTCGGTCACACTCGGATCCGAGAGTGCTCTCCTTTTCCATTCGGGAAGTTCTTTTGTCATGTAACCACCTGTAAAATATATTCATATCTCTGATTGATTCTCCCAGAATCCAGGGATGTTCTCACCACGCAAGAACTTACCCCAGTTAACAGTATTATAATCAATACTATTGTCCCAACAGAACTTCTGCATGACTCGCATCAACTCTTCTTCATTCAGCCTAGTCCACCAGTAGATCGTATACTGTTCATTACGATCAATTTGTTTCATGGTTTCCAGATATTGCTGGATTGCCCTAGGTTGTTTTGGATCTGCCTGCATCGGTTGAGGCAAGGGAGTGTCAGGATTCATAATGGTATAAGCGTGTTGTCATCATCATCTGTGAAGATGGTAGTCAGTTGAGTAAGATCAAAAGCAATCGTAATTCTAGGAGTGTCCTGTTGATTAACTGTAGTATAGTGAGGAAGATAGTTAGGGAATAGTGTCAGTTTACCTGGCACATTTTCTGCTTCATAGTTCCTACCAATATCATCATACGGATGAGTATAGATAGTCTTGGTGTCTACAGCAGCAACAGTTAAATGTCCTCCCAAGTATGTATGTGGGTGGACAGAGTGCCAATGTTTTTTGATCCTCTCTCCCTTCCTCAACACGTTTGCCCAGCATCTAATACGTACCCTAGGCACAGGTTTGAATACACCAAAAATACTTTGGTAGTATTGTTTGTGAAACTTTTTAATCTCCTGATGTAACTGATCTGTAGCAGGAAACCCCCAGGTCAAGACATTGAAATGCCTGAACCTAGAGGTAAGACTGTTAGGACCAAGACCAGTATTGCCATCACTGCTGGCAGGAAACTGATCTTTAATCTCTTTTTCTTTCTGTAGAATAATTTTAGTTAGTTCATCACAGTCAATATCAATTTGCTTTTCACCAATGGTGAAGTCCCATTGAGGTGCAAATGGTGACTGGGGCGGATCACTTTTGTGGTGAACCGCACACCATTCTTTTGTCATAGTTTAAATCCAGAAAATGTTTTTTCACCAACATCTTGCTTGAGACCACCAATAACATAGGACTCAACCTCTGTTTCCTGTGGTGCTACCTGCATAGTCTTGGAGTTCAACCAGTGCTCTGTCCAAGGAAGAGGATTGTTAGAGATAGGTTGACTAAAGACAGGCTTCATGTTGATAGACTTCATGCGACGATTCGCAACCCACTCAACATAATTCTTGAGCAGTTTGTCATTCAAACCAATCATGCTACCATCCCTGAACAGATACTCTGCCCAGTTCTTCTCTTCCTCTACACAGTCACGGAACATCTGGACAACGTTCTGCTCTTCTTCCTCAATGATCTTCAGCATGTCAGGGTCATCACCCTTCTGCCAGTTCTTAATCATGTTCATGGTGATGGTCATGTGCTGTGACTCATCACGAGCAATCAGACCAATGATCTTTGCATTGCCTTCCATGACTTTGAGTTCACCGAAAGCAAAGGAGCAAGCGAAAGAAACATAGAAACGAATACCCTCAAGGATGTACACGTTCATGACCGCACGATAGAGTCTACGCTTCAGGTCACGCAGTGTCCATTCAGCACTAGGAGAATCTTTCCAGTCTTCCTTCCACCAGTTACCAGTACCATACTCCTGTGCAGCATTGATGAAATCATCGTATGCCTTGGTGACACTAGCAGCACGTTCAATGATCTTCTCATCGTCGATGATAGTGTCAAGAACTTCCGTAGGATCTGGGTACACATTCTTAATGATGTATGTGTAGGAGCGACTATGAATCATCTCCATAGTCTGCCAGATGTTCATGGCACCCTCAAGCTCGGGTAGTGAGCAGTAAGGACTAAAAGCCATCCCAGGACCACGCCCTTGTACAGAATCCAGGAGGATCTGGTACTTAAGATTGGAGGTGAAGATGTGCTTCTGCTCTGGACGAAGCGTCTGGTAGTCAGCACGGTCTTTCTGAAGTGATACTTCTTCTGGTCTCCAGAAGTATCCCAGTTGCTGTTGAGTAAGTTTCTCAAAGATAGGATACTTGAATTGATCATAACGTTGTACTCCCAGAGGGGCACCAAAAAACATTGGTTGCTTCAATGCATTGACTGTATTGGTATTGAATACAGTCATGCCGTCTACAGATTTCTTTGGCATATCGTCGTTGACTCTAAATTTTGCAACTGTCACAATCTTCTTCCTCGGTTTCTAGAATTTGGGTAAGCAGGTCTTCGATGCTCTGTTTCTTCTCTTCTTCTTTGTCGTCGTCTTCTTTTACATCATAGGTGTTTTGATAGTATGAAGTTTTCCAACCGTACTTGTATGTAGTCAAGAAATCCTGTGCCATGACCGAAACTGGGATCTCATTGTTGGGGTAATTCAGTGGATTGTAGCTCCAGTTACCAGAAATTGCCTGGTCAAAGAACTTCTGCATCACAGCAACAATATTAATATACCCAGTGTTGTTAGGCATATCCCACAGAAGGGTATAATTGTTCTTAAGAGTCTGGTATTGCGGTACGATCTGTTTAAGCGGTCCCTTCTTGCTCTTCTTAACGGACAGATACCCTCTAGGTGGCTCGATTCCATTTGTTGCGTTTGACACAACGGAACTGCTCTCTGATGGCATCTGAGCAGACAGTGTTGAGTGCCGTAGTCCGTGGGTGGTGATAGATACTCTAAGACTTTCCC